ATTGACAGTTTTATCTTGTAAAGAAATTATGACAATAGGAATTATATAGATTTTTATTGATTGATATTGAATAATCTGGATTCGTATAGACGTATTGCAACCGGAATTGCAATTTGATTGCAATGCAAACAGACATACGCGCTTCGACGTATGCCGGATATTCAGTTGTTAAAGAATTACAGCTTTGCCATGCATTCGTTATACAGGTCGTTGGCAGACCTATAGCCGAACTGGCGGCGCGGGTAGTCGTTCACCCAATCTTCAATCTCTTGTATCTGTGCGGCGGTAAAGCTGCCTATGTTGCTACCCTTCGGAACGCGGCGGCGGATCATGCGGTTCTGGTTTTCATTGCTGCCGCGTTCGCTGCTGCAATAGGGATGGCAATAGTATAGTGATGTCCTGTTGCTTTTGCGCAGGCATGAACGCTCAATGCCCTTGCCGTCCGAGAACTCTGTACCGTTATCAACGGTGATGGTTTTGAACACGGTGGAGAACTTCGCCCCGTATCGTCGCTCAAGGCGATTCAGCGCGCGCACGACGCTCTTTGCAGTCTTGTCCCGCATCGGTATAATCAATTCCTTGCGGGTCAGACGTTCAGTAAGGACCAGGAGAACGCCCTTTGTACCTTTGCGGCCAATAACGCAGTCCATTTCCCAATGCCCAAACTCTTTTCTTTCGTCGATCTCGGGCGGGCGCTTCTCTATGCTCTTTCCCTTTGGCGCGCTCTTCGCAACGCGGACTTTGTTTTTGTGATGCTTCCGGGTCGGCTTCACGGGCAAGTCCTTATTTGTGACCTGCAAAAACAGACCTTGGTCTATATATTTATAAAGCGTCGTCACGCATATAGTCGTATCAAAGTGCAGTTCCTCGGATACACTTATCTCTCCCAGCACGGCAGCGGGTGAATAGCCTTTCTCAAGGATCGTCTTTTCTATATGCTGTGCCAGTTTGTGGTCATGGCCTATTTTCAAGTCCGGGCCTTTTTCATGTAGCTGTTCCTGGTATCTGTTCTCCGCCTTGTTTGGGCTGTATCGTATCTCCGTCGTCAGGTCGGTTAAGGTATGCTCATAAGCGCCTCGGTGTAATTCCTTGTAGATTGTACTGAACGGCCTGCCCAGCTCCCGCGCGATGCCCATGCCATTAAAACCGGCGCGGGACAGCGCTTCGATCTGTAGGCGCTCATTCCATGTTATCCTGCTATAGCATTCTCCCATTGGCTTATTCTCCTTGCATTTTGTTAACAAGGATTATAGCCGGTTCTATTGTCTCTTTGCAATTTTTGTATTATAATGATTTCGTTAATTACAGCGTCAGGAGGTAAGGGAATGAATTGTCGTCAATGCGGATGCAGAATACCGGACAGGTTATTGCGGCAAGATGCTTTCAGATGTCCGCAATGCGGGAAGCCATATAGGAAAAGGCCGCAGGCCGTACAGCCAGTAAAAACTAACACCCCCAGGACAAAGCGCCCTCTCGAAAAGAAACGTTTGTTAATTTTCGGGGGGGGGGTACTCATTTTCTTAACAATTCTAATTGTTGCCATTGTGCTTGTTAACAATGCGGCAGAACGCAGAAGCATTGAAGAAGCCAATGCCCGCATTAAAGCGAAGGTTGAGACGATTACCCCGTTCATGGATAGCGTACATGAGAAGGAGCAGGAAACGGAATCATGGAGCGAGAAGTTTAATCGGACGGAACAAAGCGTTGCTTCATATCTTGAAAGCGTGATTCCTTATGATCTTGCCCTTGAAGTGCTCATGGATTACCGAACGGAGAATGTTTATGATGCGGATGTAAGCCCAATACTAAATCCTCCTACGGCTGTAGAAATGAAAAAGGCGATGCACACGATTGAAGCATTCGTGAATGCTGCGCCATACAGAATCAGTCTCACCCTGAATTTCATGAAAAACGAAAATGCCGGTATCTGTGTGACATACCTCGGCGACGATATAACATCTTATCGAATTGTAATGGATGGACAAATCCGAGACTACGAAAACATCGACGACATACCGGACAATCTCTTCTGATAGCACGCAAAGCACGGGCAGACGATCTTAGACCGCCTGCCCTCGTTTATGTCATTCTTCTTTCCTGTCGCTGCCGTTGTCGGGCGGCTTCTCGTCTGCGTTCTCCTTCATGGTCTCAAGGGCCTGCTTGATCTTCTTCGGGAAGGGCACATCCAGGATCACAGCATTTTCAAGGATGGACAAGCCCTCATTGGCAATGTAATAGAAGGTCGTCGCAGTCTGGAATACCATTGCGGTATTGCCGAGCGCCCTGTCGAGCAGAGTTGCCAGCAGGACGACAAGCATGATAATACCCTTCTTGGCAAGGCCGATGAAGCCGACTTTCGATGAAAGCCCGCCTTTCTCGGTCTTAGGCGACTTCCCACAGGCGGCCACGATCAGGCCGGTCACGTAGTCCATCGCCATAACCACAACGAGTATCGTCAGCATCACGTCCCACTCTCCAAACAAACCGGCGATAGCACCGGCAACGGTCGCTATCACTTTGAATACTTTTTCCCACATGGTCAGCCCTCCTTACTACGCCACGCGGCCATACAGGCCGGACACCCAACCGACGTCGCCGTTGAAGTCGATCTTTGCCCAGCCGTTTTCGGACGTCTCGCCGCAATACGGCCATGCGCTGCCCTCAAAGGCTACGCCCAGCTTCTTTCCAGTCTCCTTGTCCGGGGCATCACGCACATAGCAGTCGCCGCCGATGATCTTGACGGTCTGCGGCGCGGCAGGATCAGCGGACTGTGCGGCGCGCAGGGCAGTCAATGTCTGCGGGCCTACTTCGCCGTCCACATCGCAACTGTGCTCCCGCTGGAATTTGCGCACGGCCATTTCCGTACAATCACCAAAGTCACCATCCGGGCCATAGCTGCCGCAGGAATAGCCGAGCAGGATCAACGCATTTTGCAACTCCTTCACATCGTCGCCAGCCATGCCGTTCTTGAGAATGCGGTCGCCCAGCGAGGCAGAAGAAACAGGGGCGGATGTCGAAGGTTCCACGGCATATTTGCCTTTGGTGATATTGGTCGCGGCGTGGTGGTTGTCGTAAAGCAGGATGTCGCCGGGCAACAGGTAGTTGTAGCCGGTCAGATACTTGGCATCGGTCAACACCTGGAAGCCCGCCGCCTTGAAGCGGCTGCGCATGTTGCTGCTGCGCGTATCCTTGGCGATATTTTCCAGCGCGGGCAGGTTCATCCTGTGGCCGGTCGCCTTGACGTTGGCCGTGACGCCAGCGGTGCAATCCGCCTCGCAGGCTGTCTTGACGTCTGCGGGTTTGTAATTGGCGGCCACAAGCGCATCCCAATAGGTGTAGCGCTGGTACTGGTCGTAGCCAATCAGATTGTTGAGCGCTGCGTCAACGCCCATCTGTGCAATCATTTCCCGCACAGCAGGGTCGGGATGTCGAAGCACGCACGTCCACGGACGCTTATACCAGGATCGCAACCGCCATTCCTTGCCGGTTTGGTCTCCGGCCTTGCCGCCGTGGAGGCCTCCGTTCTCGTCGCTGCCGCTGTTGCTGATATAGTGCGTGCCGGTCGAGCCGAAATACTTTGCGTAATCCGTCGCCATAGGTTTCACTCCTAACCAACCATCGTCTGTATCTCTTCAATAAGACTTTGGTTTGTTTCCGTGCAGGTGCCCCCGAGTTGAAGGATCACCTGCTGTTGTTCCTTGATGACCTCGGCAGCGTTAACAAGCAACTCGCACAGCCGGATCATGAGTTCCGTGTTGCCGGTCATAATTGCGCACCTGCCTTACTCGGTAATCAGGTCGTCGCAACCGGAATCGCGCAGAAGTTCGGCAACCTTGTCTTTGAGCAGACGCGGGACGTCAGCGAAAGTCTTTTTGCCGAGCATGATCTGCTGTGCCCACAGCATAGCCATCATGTATGCACCCTCCTTTCCAAACAGTATTTGAAATAGAAGCGCGAACAATCTATTACACATAGATGATCGCGCTCATTTCCAGTACGCACTCCGTCAGCATGTCGTTTGCTGCCGTAAGCTGGTCAACCCTCTGCCGCAGCACTTCCAGCTCTCCGGGCTTTTCGTCCTCATTCTGGCCAGGCATCCAGGCGGCGGCGGCCCTGTATGCAGCCTCATAGCCAGGATCGCCGGGCAGGACGTCCAGCGGCGCGTCCAACTGCGCATAGGCTTCCTCTTCGGCGTAGTATTCGGTGTAGGTGTCGCCGTCCTCAGTGGTCTTGATCTCGCTGCCAATGCCCTTGCGCATCCACACGTCATACTTGCCATTCGGCAAAGGCGTGGTCAGGCAGTCCGCAGGCAGTTCCGTGAAACGGACATTAAGATTAAGCATGTGCAATACCTCTTTTCTTGTCGTAATAGGAGACGGTTTGCTTGGCTGCCTTGACGACTTCGAACATGTGAAGAGCTACACGGACAGCCATCGTGTTTGAATTGCGGAAGAAGCCATGATACGAGACAATGCGGTAAGCGGAGTGCAGTGGGATGAAGCGTCCCGCCTCAACCCATCGCCAGCCGCGAAGGAACGCGCGCCGCGCTCGGACAAATATCCTTGCGCGGATCGTGGTATACCCACGATGAACGACATAGCCCATCATATCGACGCCCTCTTTGGCGACTTCCTTGACGCTGTGATTTGGTTTGAGGGAAACGCCCAATTCCTGCCGCATGTACCTATCCAGCAGCCGCATAGCGGTCTTGAGATTGCGCTTATCGTTGCCGCCTATATAGATGTCATCCATGTACAAAAGTACGTGATAACAAAGCCTTATGCGCTTGCCGCGCCGCAGCTTGAAAAGCTGTTCGCTGGCGTAGTGGTAGACATAGGACAACAGGTAATTGCACAGGTATTGGGACAAGTAGGAGCCTATGGACAACCCGCCTCCGTGGGTGTACACAAGCTCCATCACAAACCAAATCAGAGTTTCGTTTTTCACATCGCGCCGCAGATGCCTTTCGACAACTTCGGCGGATATGCTCTTGTAGCAATGATAGATGTCGGCTTTCTCGTAATACCTGGAATGCTCGGGATCGCCATTGACCCATTTCGCTAAAGCCTTTTTCCCGAAAACCTGCCCGCGTCCGGGAATAGACGCGCATTGATAATACCCGATCTTCGCTTTGAACAGTGGCATGAGCGCATTAACAGCCACATAGTCCATGCAGATTTGCAGCGGTTCTTCCACGCCCAGCGTCCGTATTTTCCCGCTTAATCCGTCCCGGCGCTCGAAGAACCATATGGGGCGGAGATTGAGACGGCGCGCCTTGATGCGTTTGGTAATCTCAACGGCGATGCCGTGAGCGTCCCCATAGTCTGTTAACAACCGCTGGAAATCTCCGCGATTCTCCTTGCCGTGCAGGCATAGCGCAACCCACGGCGCTATCGTGGCAGGATCAGTTATATCGACATGCTTGCAGTAGGTTTTCATAAAACCGATATACTCCAATCATCTGATGGGTCGGCGGCGTTCGGTTTTAGCCCATGCGGGCCTATTCTACCAGTCGCGGCTATGGTCGTCAGCCATAGTCCCCGGTTGCCCAGGCGTCGGTTTCACTCAATTCTCGACCGTTGGCCGCGGAATGCACATGCTAAACGCCTGCCCAGGGGGCAGGCTATCTAAGCGCTCATGCGCGGGAGTATTAAACTATCAGTTGCGCGCGCCAGGATGTTCCAGTTCGCATTCGTCAGCCCGTTGTTGCAATTCACGCCGGGAACGCCAGCATTGCCGCCGTTGTTCAGATTCAGCGAAGCCTGCCACCGAGAGAGACACGGAACAGTAGCGCGACGGTGCATATACATCCCATGTTAATCAAGGCTTTAGGAGGGGGCTACCGCCCCCTCTGTGGGCGGCTTACGCCGCGCCCCATTCACCCCTGTTTCCACCCGACCCAGATGCGCGCGCCAGGACGCACCAGTACGCATACGTCAGCCCGTAGTCGCAACGCACGCCGGGAACGCCAGCACTGCCGCCGTCGTACAGAACCAGCGAAGCCAGCCACTCCCGCCAGCCGGTTACGGTGTTATCGTTGGTATACGCCGCCGCACGATACCCATTGCCGGAAGAAGCGCCGCTGCCGGTCGCAATCGGAACAAGCAGCGATTCGATGGTGTTGCCGCACTCGCGGATGTAATTCCAGCCCGCCGTGGCGTACATCGGGATTTTCTCGGTCAGGTCGTAGGAATCCGTGCCCGCGCCGCCCGTCGCCAGGTTGGCCGCCAGACGGTTCAGCTTGACGGTGTGTTCGCCGTTCTCGGCGTAAAGGGCGGTATCCGCCAGCACTTCATATCCGCCCACCATGAACTCAATGCCCTGAATCATGGCCGGATTCTTGCCGTCCGTCAGGCTGTACGGGCTGCCGTCATTGCCGCGCACGGCATCGCAGGAGCCGGATACCCAGGGTTCAGCGATGACGTTCAGGTCAGTCGTGGTGGTGAACGGCGTGTCAACGTCCAGATACAGCGCCGTGTAGGTGGTGCCGTCCACTTCGACGCTGGCAATCTGCTTGATGATCGCATGATCCACGACGTCGTGGCCGCCTGCGGCGGCCCTGTCGGTGCCGGTGCCCAGGGAGACCGTGGAACCAATCCAGTAATAGGAGCCGTCCGCCGTGGACAGCAGAACGCGGGTTGTATCTTCCTCGGCGCAGGCCACCTTCTTCTTGGTGTCATAGCTGGTGCAACCCTCAATCAGGCCGGAATTACCCAGGCGCGCATACTTGATCTCAAACATGAGCTCAAGGAATACGCGGTCACACATGGAAACGCCGGAATAGGCCGCGCCGAGCTGTCGCCACAGGGCAATCTGTCCATCGTGAGAAATGGCCGCATTGGTCTTGGACGTGGAGCAGGACGCGGCAGGAATCAGGCCGGAAGCGCTGGTCAGTTTGCCGCTGGCATCCTTGCCCGCAACATACTTTGCATGGATCATCCACGGACGGAAGCTGTTGTCCTTCGCCCGGACGCACTCCGGCAGCGGCACATAATCCGGCGTCGCCTGGTGGTCGGAATACTTGCGGATTTTCTTCTGGCCGTCGTTGTAGATATGCGCCCATGCGCCCATCTGCAACACACCGACAAGGCCATTGGGCGCAGACAGGGAGAATCCATCCGTCACGCCCTCGATCTCGGTAATGGTCGGCTCAAGATCGGTAGTGTCAGACCAGTTATAGTTGATGTTGATGGGCATGAACAGCGCAAGGTCGGCGTAATCGTCCTGGCCTGCCGTGGCATTGGTGGACGGTTCGCAAACCATGTTGGCGTTGCTGTCCGTCTTGGTGCCCATGCTGGACTGCGAAACGCTGAAATTGTAGAACTCCGAACCGTAGACCTTCCCCGCGACGGCGTTCTCATAGAACAGCGTGACGATCTCGTTCAGCGTCATCGTGGAGCTGCACGCCAGCGCCGTCTTGCAGAAGATCGTGAACGCATTCCGCGCGCCATGTTCTCCGATCAAGGCGGGAACCAGCGCGGGCGCGCTGATCTTGATGTCGCTGATGCTGGCTGCCGCGTAGATGTTGCCCTGCTTGATCGCATCAAGAATCTCGCGCAACGTGGTTTCTCGCGGAAAGTTGGTAAGCTCTTTTGCCATTACTTTAGCCTCCTTAATAAGTGTAGGTTATATCAAGCCCGCCGTCGTCGGGATTGACTGCGAAAGAAAGGCCGCCGAAGTTTGCAAGCGCATCCTCGGCGGCCTGATTGGCAGCGGCAGCAGCAGCATTGGCCGCCGTGGTCGCTGTCGCTGCGCCGGTGGTCGCAGAGTTGGCCCGCTGTGTCGCCGTGTCGGCGGCGGACGCGGCGCTGTTTGCGGCAGCGGTCGCGGCGTTGGCGTTTGTCGTCGCCGTCGTCGCCTCCGACGTCGCCCGCCGCATGTTGTCGATCTCCGCCAGCAGGTCAGACAGAGACGGGATAACATCGCCTGTGTCGATGATGGAATCTGTGGAGCTTGCCGTCAGCCGCACGGACATTGCCCCGATAGTGACGTTCTCGCCAGTCGTGGTGTTTTCAATGCGAAGCGCGCCCTTGAGCACACCTTCAACGGCATAGCAGTATTCATCCAGTACGCAGGTCACGACGTTATCGGTGATAGTAGCATCGACAATGACGGTGCCTTTGTCGGTTCGGATGAAATAACCGTGGGCCGTGTAGCCGGTCAGGTCGGCGGGCACATCATTGACGACGCATTCCACTTTCCATGTGTGCGCTTTCTTATCGCCGACAAAGCAATAGCCGAAGTCGGTCACGGTCTCCACGCAGCCCGGGCGCGCCAGGTTTGCGTATCTGTGGACGATCCAGTTGTTCATAGCCATTCCTCCTATGCAATGCGTTTCCAGACGTATACCGCCAGATATGGCGGCATGGTATTGACCGTGTGCCCACCTCCGGAGCCGGTGTTGTAGCTGGTAACATCGGTATAGCGCGTCGTATTGCTTGAAGATGCCCAAGCAGGTTTGGCGGTTGCGGCAAACGTCACGGTATCACCGGTCATACCAGGATTCATGGCTATGGCGGTATTGCCGCGCTTACCAACGGGGCTACGGTGAGTATGTCCATCAATGGTCTGGCTCTCCGCGCCGCCATCCTCGCCCGCCGCATGATTGTCGCCAGCAGCCAACAGAAAGCGGTCTTTGATCTGCTCCCACGTTCCGCCCAGCAGGCCCGCAGGTGATGTTGAGTTCGCCGTGATATACAGAGAACCAACGGGATACATCGCGTTCAGAATCGCCCCTTTGATGCTGTTAACAAAGGCTGTGGCGCTGTCGTTGTCAATGGTCACGTTTGCCAATGGAATTGTTCCGTCCGAATTGCCGGTGCCGCCGCTTTCCGCCCCCAACGGTTGATCGAGCACAGCACCGCGCCTGCCGTGTATGATCCAGCCAAATTCAGCGGTATAATCTTCCTCGGCGCTTTTTCCAAACGCAATGCCTATGCCGCCGTCCCGCCAGGAGATGATAGCGCCCTCGGGAGCAAGGGTGCCGTCTTTCCAGGATGTCGCCAGCTCGTCCGTTACCTCGGCTTTTATGGAGTAGGTGTAGGCAGGGTCTATGCCGTCGATAACATATGTCGCTGCATGGGATGTGGAAGCGGGAGAAATCACACGCTTTTGCGTATACGATGCGGCGTCGGATCGCTTTGCGCTGATCTTTATCTGCATCGAATTGTGGCCGTTCAGGGAAGAAATGGAGCAGTCAATGGTCACACGGGCATATGCTCCATTATCAACCGGCGTCCCATACTGATTGCATCGCACAACGCTAAAGCTGTTGATAACAGGGGATGCGTAATCATACACGGTGACGGTGGCCGCCCTGCTATCGGATGTGGTCATGCCGCGCGAATCGGTGACTGTGACGGAAACATTGATGCTGCCGGATTGATAGATCGGGGCGATGTCGATATTGTTTCCCGTCTTGGTCTGGCCCAGCGCCGTAATCACATAGCTTGAGATGGTCGCGCCGTACTGGCCGGAGGCATTGACGTTGACGTGCAGCACGGACATGCCGTTGACGAAGATGCCCCATTCGGGCGGAAGCTGTGCGCCGCTGTCGGTCAGCGCAATGGAGTTGATGACCGGGCCGCATGACGCGGGCACGGTGACTGTGAGTGATCCTGTGCGTGTGCCGACGACGCTGCCATTTGCCCTATAGGTCGTGACCACAAAATCCATCGTGCCGCTGGCGGCATTCGGGATTGTCGAAATCAGGCTGGCGGGAATCGTGAAATCAAGGCCAGTGCCCACATTATTCGCAATCAGGGTGGTCGTCCCGTTCCACACATATGACACGGAATGATAGAAAGTATCATCCGCTGGATTGAGCGAAATGTGGACGCTCTGCCCAAACTCCTTTGTATCAGCATCAAATGTCGGCTTGGTCTGGCGCGGTATGCTGTCAAGCGCCGCCGTCCCGGATAGGCTGGTGGATGACCACGACGTGGATGCGGAAGTGATCTTGCCGGAAGCCGTGATCGTAATGGTCTTGGTGCCGTCCTCGGTGTGGTTGACCGTCTTTGTGGATGTGCCAATCGTCACCCAGGTATTGTTGGCCTCCATTGTCACGCGCTTGGTGAATGACTGCGACTGGCCGTCGATGACCAAATACCAGGTGCCGGTGCCATAGGTGCTTTCAGATGATTCAGACGACTTGCGGGCCTGCAAGGTAGCCGTAACAGTAGATGTGTTATTCCCTTCGTTGGCAACACTTGACCAAGTGACCCGAACGGTAATATATCTATTACTGGTGGAGCCTGTAATCGTTCCGGATGCCATGTTTTCACCTCACTATGCGCCAGTGTATTTCAGGGACATGCCGCCCGTGGAGTTTGGCACAAAGGCATACCGTCCAAGCTGCAAAGATGTGATGGCTTCCAGCTTGTCCACATAGAGCTTGCCGCTGTTGAAGTAGGCGACGCGCACGCCGTTCTGGTAAAAGCCCAGCTCGTCATTTTCCAGCTTCAGGATAGTTGCGGAGCCTATTTCCCCAAGCTCAATCGTGCCGTCCACAAAGCGGATATACCTTTCGAGCGTGTTCCTCTGCGTATTGACATTGCCGTCAATCGTTGTGATGCTTTCATTGATGCGCTGAAAATTCAGCGAAACGCCGTTGGCGTCCATATCCAGCGCCGTCTTTAATGTCTCAACGATCTGCTGAGTGTCGGAAACAGATGTCGTCACCGCGCCGTATTCCTCGGTGAGACCGTCAAGCGTTTTCTTGAAATTCTCAAATTGGGAATCATAACGGGTGAAGATGTCGTTCATCTGCTCCGTGGTATCGGCGACAATATCCCAATCCGTGCCATTGAAGCGCATAAGGGTGTAGATGTCGCTTGAAGTGTCCAGCCATAGCGTGCCCTCGGTGGGGTTTGCCGGTTCGCTGTCGGCCTGTATGAGTTCGTCGGCGGAGCGCAGGTTGAAAGGCTCAGTCCATTGCGGCGATCCTGTGGAGTATGTAACCAGGTAGGCACACCAAAGGTATTCGCCATAGCTCAACGCCGGTGCCTGGACCGTCCATGCAGGAATAGATGGATTGCTTGGCTTTACTGACGGAGACGATCCTTTGGCATAGTATGGCGTGGTGGATGTGATGGATATACCGTCGTCGCCGATGTACTTCATCCAAGGCGCGTAATCATCTGGATCAGTTGACGGGACAGCAACAGGAGACACATAGATGCCGATATACTTTGTGCTACTGGTGGGGCTGCTCGTCATGTTGGAGCCGTCAGCGCTGGCGGAATATCGGACGTGCGTATAGCTGCTGGTGCCAGGTAGACCATCCTCACCGACGTACTTTTTCCACGGCGCATAGGCGCTGGCGGAAGTCGGCGCGGTGGGGCTGGTGGTCACGCAGATGCCGATATACTTTGTGCTACTGGTGGGGCTGCTCGTCATGTTGGAGCCGTCAGCGCTGGCGGAATATCGGACGTACAAATAGCTGCTGGTGCCGGAATCTCCGGCAGGCCCCTGGATTTGTCCAACGTCGATCCAGTCCCCGGCTGTTCCGGCAGTAGTAGACCAAACATAAAGATTGCCATTGACGATATAGGCGTCGCCGGTTGTGCCGGGCCAGTGTGCCGCCACAAGGTCGGCATAGGAAGCATAGCTGCCCAGGATCGTGACGCTCGTGCCGTCGTCTCCGACATACTTTTTCCACGGCGCATAGGCGCTGGCAGAAGTCGGCGCGGTGGCGCTGGTGGTCACGCAAATGCCGATGTACTTCGTGCTGCTGGTGGGACTGGTCGTCATGTTGGAACCGTCAGAGTTGGCGGAGTATCGGACGTGCATGTAGCTGTTCGCGCCGGGGTTTCCATCCTCCCCGACATACTTTTTCCACGGCGCATAGGCGCTGGCAGAAGTCGGCGCGGTGGCGCTGGTGGTCACGCAAATGCCGATGTACTTCGTATTGCTATCCGGCGTGGCGGTCATATTGGAGCCGTCAGAGTTGGCGGAGTATCGGATGTGGGTATAGCTGCTTGTGCCGGGGTCTCCGTCATCGCCGACATACTTTTTCCACGGCGCATAAGCGCTGGCAGAAGTTGGCGCGGTGGCGCTGGTGGTCACGCAGATGCCGATGTACTTTGTGCTGTTGTCGGGGTCAACGGTCATGTTGGAGCCGTCAGCGCTGGCGGAGTATCGGATGTGGGTATAGCTGCTTTGCCCTTCTTGCCCAGCAAAGGACGACCATGTGTAGGCCGTGTAATCGACGGGGGCGATGGGTGATGTGGTTTCCGCAAGGCCGATGTACTTTGTGGCCGCAGTCGGTGCAGTGGTCATATCCGCGCCGCTGGCGTTCTCGGAATAGCGGATGTGGAGATAGCTGCTCCTGCCCGCCTCGCCCCTGGCCGGGGACTGGCTATCCGCGATCAAGTCGGACATGCGCCGCACGGTGTCGCCCATATCAAAACTGGACTGTTCCGGCTGTACGATGTCGATAGTCTGCTTGACGATCTGCAAAGTATCGTTCAGGCCAATCAGACTGTTAACAACGGGGTATCGGTCGAACAGCACAAAATCGTCAGGATCAAGGCCCAGCAGGGACAGGTCGAGTGCGGTAATGCGGTTTGTCGCATAAATACCGTTGCTGTCGGTCAGGTATAGAAGCCCTCTTGTCAGCAGATTGTTGGGGAGTGTAACGTCGTCCCAGATATACGTCCCCTCAATGATGCCGAACTGCTCTATGTATTCTGCCGCGTCGATGTAGTCGCGCCCACCATTCACGCTGCGGATGCTGACGCGCTCCTCGGTCTCAACTTCCTGCCCGGTTTCGTCGATGGCTTTGATCTTTGCGCCAAGGGGATACAGGCGCGTGATAACATTGGTCGGGTCAAGTTCTCGGGATGCGGATTTCATATTGCGTCCAAGCGCAATAGCCGTGGTGCGGGTCGCGCCCACCTCTTCGAGATAATCCAGGTATAGAGTGCCCTCTTCCTCTCGGAGTACCAGATAGCCGCCAAAGGACAAGGGGAGTTTTTCACGCAGAGCTGTCCAGGTGGTCTGATAGTTGAGTTGCTTTGTGACGTCGTTTGTAGTCTTGAAGGGAACGACGGTCACTCTGCCACGATAGATACGCTTTTCCACTTCGACGTGGGCATTGTGATAACCCAACACCACGTCAATGAACTGCTCAAGGCCGGTTCGTGTGGCGTCGCCGGTATAGTGCGTCATGGCAACATAAGGCTGTATGCTATCGTTGAGATACCCCAGCCGATCCTCACAAATGACGCGCTTGATAACGATGCCGTTACCGTCCATCTCGGGATAGGCTTTCAGCACACGGCCCTTGAACTCATACCGCTGCTTGTTGATATTCCATACATGTACCTGCGTTTGCAAGGGGATGATCTCACTATAGCCGATGTTGTGCGGGTACAGCTCAAAGGAGAATGACGAAATGCTGTTCGGCTCCCTTGTGATCTTACCGCTGGACAGCTTACGTTTTTTACTGGCGCTTGCGTCGTGAATGGTGACGCTTGTATTGCCGTTGATTATAACAACCCTGTACATCAGATAATTTCCTCCGTATAGAATAGCGTCACATTACCGGAAGTCGTCAGGGTGATGGTATTCGTGCCATGCTCAAGCAGCGCCGAAAGCTCCGTTCGTGTGTTGGCAAGAAAACTCTGCGTGATCCCGTTGAAAGTTATGGAGCCGTTGGCGCTGCCGGAAATGAACGCCGCCACAGCCTGTCCGCCATATTCAATGACACTTTCCCCGGTTTTCAGCTTGATAGCCGTTTCAGTCTCGGCAATGCGGAAGGGATGACAGATAAATGATGCTGTAAACTCTGACAATTCCTCTTCGTCAGATATGTCGCCTCCGCTGTATGAGCCGTGAAAATGCCAGTCGGGCATAGCATCATCAAAGATGTCGGCATCATGGATATTCATAAGCCAGTTGATAATGCTGTCCCGCTGGCGATTCATAGCCTGTTCATTGTCGGCGAGGATGTCAAAGGTATAGCTGATCTCTCTGTCCTCCCAGGTCGCCGCACCGCCCAGGGTTGTAAAGTCATAGCTGCCGTTCATATAGGGCACGCTGTCCCGAATAATACGTTTCCCGGGCAGGCCGATTTTCTTTTCTTTGATGCACAGGCCATAGTCACGGAAGCTGTGCCTGCCGTTGATCGAAATGCCGTCCCTTATCATTCGAGTGCTAACCCCCTTTCACGCAGATTGATGCGGGTGCCGGATACGCTGTCGCTTGCAGATGCGGTGGCCTGGGCGACACGCTGTCCGCTGATGTCCATATTGACAATAAATTCGATGTTCGCAAGGCGCTCCATCGCGTCTGCCATGCGTTCCATCATGGAAAACTGCGAATTATTGTTGAAAGCGTCCATCATGTGATCTTCAATTCGGCTGCTGATGTCAAGAGAGAAACCACCCAGGGTATTACCAAGCCCCAGCTTTGCCCCCGTCATGCTGTTAACAAGGGCTTTAAGCGGTTGCGTGGCTGCGCCCGCGTTATCTTCAATCCCTTTCCCGATACCGGCAGGAAGCCACTCGCCGATTTCCTCCGCCATGACACGGGAAGGTGACCCTATGCTGAAAGCGGCCTTGAATTTGCTCACGATTCCGCTTGCAAGGCTGGCAATCCGGCTGCCGAGCCAACCCTTTTTATCCTGCATACCGGTGTCGATACCTGCGACGATATTGCCGCCTATGCTCTTGACCTGGTTGCCGTCCGGCGTCAGGCTTTTTACTGCTCCCTGGGCGATTGTCTTTGCGGTGTTGTTAAGCGCACCAGATTTCGACTGCATACCCTGCTGATCCTGGGAAACAGTATTCGCGCCGACGTTTTTGACGGCCCCGGCATCCGGCGTCAGGGACTTTACAACGCTTTGGTTGATGCTCTTGGCCGTGTTGCTGATCGCCGACAACTTGGACTGTAAGCCCTGCTGATCCTGGGAAACAGTGTTTGCGCCGACGTTCTTGACGGCCCCGGCATCCGGCGTCAGGGAAGCAATGACGCCCTTTGCAACGCCTTGCGCCGCGCCTGTAACTGCGCCCTGTTTTCCGGTTAAGCCACTCCCTACGGCGGCGACGGTATTCTGGCCGATGGCATTTGCGCTGTTCGGATTCGGGGTAAGGCTCTTAATAATGCCAGTAGCAAGGTTGGTGGCAGCGGCATTAACCGCGCTCCCTTTGCTGTTCATGCCGTCTGCAAGGCCCTGCACCACGTTTCCGCCAATCCCGATCATGACGCGAGATGGAGACTGTACTTGAAGTCCATTCGCAATCGTAGTAACAATCTCTGTGCATGTCGCCTCTGACGCATACTGTAATTGCGGGAAGGTTTCCTCCATGCCACCTATCAAGCCGCCAAGCACATTGCGGCCTTGCTCCTGTAGCTGGGAGGGAAGCCCAACAAACGAAGTGAGAATTTCAGCCGCCATATTATTGACTTCCTGTGGGATCGCAACGCCGGCTTTTCTGGCCTCGGCCCACAGGGATAGGAACGCTTCCGTCCCATCAAGGTTTACCTGCTCCATGTTGGCGGTATACTTTTCGCGCCCCTTCTTGGAATTTGCGTAGACTTGCCGCCACATGTCCATGTCGCCCTCGACAGCTTTTGCAGCATAGGTTGTCAGGGTGGCAAGGTTTTCATTGTACATCTGCTCATTGACAGCCTTTTCCTCGGCAGCATGAGCTTTTGCTGCTTCGATCTCCTGTAGATGCGCCGCTGAACCGGATTCGCCCCGGGCCTTATAGTATTGATTGATGCGGTCGATTTCAGCATCGCAGGCGGCATCTACGGCTTCATTGGAACTTTTCAGCGCTGCTTCCAAGTCTACGTGATATTGCTGTATTTCGGCCTGCGTCATGCCATTTATCGACTGAATACTCGCTTGGATTTCATACCCGATATTGGTGACACCTTCACGATAGATGGCAAGGCGTTCCGCTTCCAGCTCTGCAAACCGCTGGTTCGCCTGCTCATACTTCGCAATCTCTTCATCCCGCAGGGTTCCATGATCCTTGACGGCCTGCCGGATCGCCTCTGTGATCCTGTTTTCACCATCGGCAATCTGCTGGTCGATGTCAGTCATGCGCTCCATCTGCTCGTTGGTCTGATGGAATGTCGCCGTTAAGCTGGCCATGCCGTCTCGGAAAGGCGTGATATTCTGCACGACCGCCTGGATGCGCGCATTGCATTCTGCGGTGTTGTCGTTAAGACTGGCGATGTGTTTTACAAGCGCCACAATGCCCGCCGCCAATGCAGCAGCGCCCGCCAACGCAATACCCCACGGCGTTGCATTCTGGGCGATGTTCAGGGCTGCGGTGGCAACCGTTTGGGCCTGCGTGGCCCCTGTTACGGCGACGATCTTTGCAATGAGCTGCACAAGGCTTGCGCCGATCTGGACGACGTGTGATGCCACATCAATAGCCCGGACGGTGCCCCATACAATGACCACAGCTTTGATTGCAGTAATGATGCCGTTGATATGCTGTGTAACAAACGTGATTGCCGATGCGACGGCGCTGATGGCAGCGGGGACGCCATGCAGAATTGTGCTGATGTTCTGGATGATGTTCGGGAGATTCCATAGCACGCCGTCGAGAAGTCCGCGCAATTCCGTGCCGATCTGGTTTATCAGCTCTACGCTCTGATCGCTGTTAACCCACCCCGTCAGCTCTTGAATAAAGCCGCGCAAGGCCGGAGATACGTTGTCATAGACCTGGTTTGCCAGCGTGTCAAGGGAGGCGTTGAGCATCTGAATATCACCCTCAAGGGTGTCGTTCATGATGTCCGCCATTTCTTGACAGGCATCATTATAGTTATAGATGTCTGCCGTTACGCGCTGGTATTCTTCCTCGGTCATGTTGACAATGGACAGCACGCCGGACATGGCCCGCGTTCCATAGATCGTTGCGGCAGCTTTCAGCTTTTCAGCGGCTACATAGTCCTGGTTGGTTTGCTCAACCTCTTGCAGAATATCGTCATAATCTCGCAGGTTGCCTTCGGCGTCATACAAATTGACACTCATGCCAGCAAAAGCAACGCGCGTTTGATCCAGCATCCCCTTCAAAGACAGCATCTTGCCTTCGCTGTCAGTCATTGATATGCCGTATTTATCCATCAACGCCGCGGCTTTATCTGTTGGGGCTGCCAATTGATTAAACATCTGGCGCAGTTGGGTGCCCGCCTGGGAACCCTTGATGCCATTGTTCGCCATCAGGCCAGCGGCAAGTGCTACATCTTCAAGATTATAGCCCGCGCCTCGAGCAGACATAGCTGCATATTTGAACGTTTGTCCCAGCAAGCCAACGTCAGTATTGGTGCTGCGCATGGTCTGTGCCAGCACATCAACCATATATTTTGTGTCCTTTGATGACAGACCGAATGCTGTAATATTGTCGGTGACAATATCCGACACATTCGCCAAATCTTCGCCGGACGCCATAACCAGGGAAAGCGTATCCTTCAATGCGTCACCCGATTGTTGCGCATCCCAACCCGCAAGGCCCATATAGTAATAGGCCGTCGCGCAGTCATTGAGCGTATATGGCAACGGGTGCAATCCCTGCTGAACCTCCAACGCTTTGTCCCGCAAAAGTGCCATATCGTCATCGGTGGCTTGCATCACGGCGGACACTTTTGCAAAGGATGCTTCCGTCTGCATCCCCGTTTCGACAACCGATTCAGCGATGTCTTTTGTCAGGCCAACCAGCTCTTTGAATCCCTTCCTGATCTGATTGGTAATAAATGTATCTACGCCCCTCCATGCAGAGCCAAACGCATTGATAGCCTGGTTCAGTTCCGCCATGTTTTCCCGAAGCTGTTGGAAGGTGGACTTTTGCTCTCCTAATGTATGGTCAAAGGAATCCGCTGCCTGTTCGGCCTCGGACATAGCATCCTTGTTTTTTCTAAGTTCAGTCGAAGTGGTTTCGATTTGGGCGGCAAGGCGCTTGGCTTCCTCGGAGTTTTTGCCGTATTGTAAACAAGCGTCAACATATGCCTGCTTCAATCCGGCCAGTTTTTCCTCCTGCTGTGCCATAGTCGCAGACAGTTTTTCCGTTGCGGTTTCATCCCGCCCCAGTTCTGCGTAATGCTCAAGCAGGGACTTCGTGCAGGCGTCAAGCTGCTGCCGTAGTTTCTCCTGCTCCGTTTGTGCCTTGGCAAGTTCTGCGCTCCACTTGGCGGCCTGATCGCTGCCCGCGCCGTAGTTGTCGATTGCGGCAATCAGCTTCCCGCGCATGGCTTCTACCTTCGCGCCGGAAGCATCATAGGCTTCTTGCAATAATCGTTCCTGGTTCTGCAATGCGCCGATTTCATCGCCGGTTCTCTTTGAGGTCTCGGCGTTAAGCTGCAATTCGGCGCGCATCTCCTTCAAGGTGGCATTGGCCGATTTTATCTGCGCATTAAACTCTCTACAGTCTGCGTTAAACTTAATTTTTGCCTCGTCCCTGGCCATCGTGCTCACCTCTTTTTGTGTCGCATTTCCCTCTCTCGTTTTTCTTTTTCGCTGGACAGCCAGTTTTCGTAAGCGGATTTATTGTCGGCGACATTCATGACGAAAGAGAGATCATAATTCCAAAAGATATTCTCGGGGATACCAAGTATCAGGACATAGAAGGTGTAGTAATCTTCGATGTCCTCCAATTTAAAGCGGGGCGGCCGGATTCGGCGCGCCCTGCTCTTTGTGGTTCGCTTTATGAACGGGTCGCGGAACCCGCTTTTTTTTTGCGGCCAATCAGTTTCATGGCCTCTCTCATGACGAACATGATGTCGTCCTCGAAAAGCTGCATGAAATCCTCGTAGGGCATCGGCTCTTCACCCTCGGGCAGCGCGCACAGGTAAGCGGTATACAAGATGGTCATGGCGTCAAACACATCTTCCATGTTGCCCATCATGATCTTGTTATACTGCTTGTAGGTCTCGGGGAATTTGGTCTTTACCCCGTACAGCAGAAAGAAGTTGAGCGTCATCTTGACGGCTTCGCCGGACGGAGTGACGATCTCGGTAATGGTGTTGTTGAGCTGCTTATTATCCATACGATTTATCCTCTCTCTCTTTCCAGGATCGCGGCAATCATTTCAGCCTTTCGCACTTTGCTGTGAAACGTCAGCTTGAAATGCCTGTCCGCGTATTCCCTCAATTCGTCCACGGTCATAGCCTCGAAGCGCTGCCGGTCATTTCCTTTGTCGCCGTTTTCATCATCAGGCACAGCCTCGGCCAGGTGCCCGACCGTCAGGATTTCCGCAAGGCGTTCCTCGCTACACTCAAACAAATCGCCTGTGCGGCGCGTTTCGCCGGTATTCTTGTCCGTGAATGGTTTCAATACTCTACAGAGCATGGCTGCCTCCGATCCGCAAGGGGCTGTTACTGTGTGTTAACAGCCCCTTGCGCGGGTTTTTATGCGTTGGGCGTCCTGGTGACAAGCTCCGTGGTGAAGTTGCTGAACCACGCGCTCTTGATGTCGGCGGCCAGGCCATCCACCAGGGCTTCGTACTTGCCGTAGCCGTTGTCGTCCGGCATAACGCTGATCTCGACTTCGACTTCTTCGATCTCATCCGCGCCGTTCTCGACGTTCATATCCGGGCCGGTCTGCATGATGCACCTGGGGTAGGCAATATACTTCTCGTTCCCGTCCTCGTCGAACACGTCAGCGGTCATCTGGAACTCGGGATGGGCATTGGGACGGCCATAGCCCAGCACGCCGTCTTTCAGGTCGGTGCGCTCAAGAGCGAAGATGTTCTTGTACAGGGAAAAGGGCATGTGCAGGGACAGGGTGACGGTGCCGGTGCCAGTGCCAAAGACACGGGTTTTCACGGCGACGCCCCGGCAGTTCTTGGTGACGATACGGGTCTCCATTTCGTCCTCCATAGAGCCGATACACTCTGCGACGACCTGCGTTGCGCTTTCCTGGTTCAGCTTCACGCCGACCTTGCGCACTTCATAGTTAGAAAAAACAGTTTCGTTAGCCATTGTCAGACCTCCAATTCTTGAATGATTCTATCCACGCACATGTCGATGATCTTCTCCGCCGAGTTTTCAGCGCCGTGGTACATAAACTCTCGCGGTACACCATGATAACCGATGTGGTGATAGGTATTGGTTCCGTCGTCGGGGAAGTAAAGATAGTGATAGTTCTTGACTGTGCGCGTCGTCACGCTCATGTCCTCGAACTTCTGCGTAAAAGGTTGGGCGCTGACAGCGGGAGCCTTTTTCTTCTTCCAATGCCTGCCGCTGACAGGCAACAGCATATGGATATTCTCTTCGATGGTCTGCCCGCCTTTGGATTGCAGCACTTCGTCAATCAGCGGGCCAGCCTGGCCGTCCAGATTATCCATTGCCTGGGAAAGTCGCTCGTATCCTTCGCTGATCTCAAGATTAAAAAGTACGCTGCTCATGTGCTGCACCGCTTTCGGGGCCATGTAAACGTGAGTTGTGCGACCTCCATAATGGCTTTTGTGCCTTCTTTTCGATCATAGGCAAAGGTGCCGCCGTCGTCCTCGAGGCGCACGCCGGGAATGGATTCCATTGCTTCGATTACCTCGTAGATGGTTTCTTCCGGCACGTATTCCTCCCGCACAATACTGACTGTGATAACGTGGGTATACGACGTGTTGCCTTTGGTGTTGCGCCGCAGGTTGCGCCGACCAAACACGATGTAATCCCATTTATCAATTCGATCAATCCCGGTAACGCCGCCATAGAATACATTATTGTCAACCGCTTTCAGGGCAGTTTCGATCTGTTTCAACAAGCCGCCTCACCTCCTGCAAGTAGAAATACATTTCCGTGCGCGTTGTGTCGATGTAGGAAATATCGTAGAGCATATCCCCGATGACGCATTTGCATTTGTTATCAACGTCTCGCAGGTAACGTGTCTTGATCTTGAGCGACAGGGAAAAACCCATCTGCTCCGCAAACTCCATGTCCTGCTGGCGTCTGGACTGCTCTGCGAAATCCAGCTTGGCGATAAAGTGCATGTTGTCGAAAAGCCGAACATTGCGCTTTGCGCCGAAATCGGTCTTGCGGTCTGCTTCCCGGTACACCTGAACAACTCCGTCGTTGAAGCGCTGCTTATCCGTCCTCGTCGGTATCACCGCCTCCCGCATCGCCGTCCTGGTTTTGCTTGACCTCGTACTTGGCGCGGGCCGACATAATCATGCCTCTGTAATTGTCCTCGAACTCGTCCAGGGCGTGATTCCACTCATAGAAGCAATACGCCAGGAAAAGGATGTTTTCAATGCCAGGGGTAGAGAAGTCGAAGCCCGCATCGGAAATGCCAAGCTGATAGGTCAAATGCGCGGCGGCGGAGTTGATGATGTCCGCCACGCGCGCATTGGTATCGGGATCGGACCATGTGATATTGAGTTTCCGCTTGACCTGGGCGGTCAGGGCGGTCAATGCTTTGGCGGTCATATATCACACGCTCCTTGTCGATTGATTACGGGGTAACATCGTCGCCCTCGCCGCCCTCGTCACCCTGGGCATCGGAAGCGTTGGAGTAGACCGTGACAGGCAGCGGAGCCGGGGCCAGATTGGAGATGTCCAGCACCAGGCAGACGGTGTTGTCAAACGCGCGGCCAGCGCCGTACAGCTTGATCTTGAACATGCGCAAATCTTCCAGGAACTTGTACTCGTCGGAAACTTCGATCTGCCCTTCACGGCTGCCGCCAATCAGCAGATAGTATTCCTTCGGCAGGAACAGCAGCGCCTTGTTTTCCGGGACGCTGTTGCAGACCATGATCTCGGTCGGGAAGATGCTGTCCAGGTAGGACACATACTTGCCATCCGCCGCCTGAACGCGGGTCGCGGGCATGATCTTGTTGAAGTAGTTGACCTGGTTGACGGCCAGCGCCACGCTGTTGAACTTGCGGGGCTTTTCATTCTCGGTCATGGCAAGCTGGGCCAGCAGCGCGCCGTAGGTGGTAGCGTTGAACTCGGTGACGGGGACGGAATCCTTGTTGGGGTAGCCGGTAGACTGGTTGACGCTGACGCCCTCGGACACATCCTTCATCAGGCCGATAGGAGCATTCAGGCCGTTGCCGTTGACGATACCATCTTCCAGGCCATACGCCAGCGCTTCCTTGAGGCAGGTGCGGATGTAGCCATCCAGGAACGTCGGGCCAAGGTCGAGCATACCGCGCTCAATGCTGGCATAGGCAGACAGCTTGCTCTGCTTGACGTCGATGACCTTGAAAGCGCTGGTGATCTCCTTGATGATGGAATCGGTGATCTCGCCCCACACGGCTTTCTGTGCGGTGTGGTCATTCAGCACCCAGCGGGTGAGATACTGGACGTACTGGAAATTGACGGCCTTGATGATGGGATACTCCTGCTCCAAATCCTTGAACACATCATTGATGATGGTCTCGGGCATCAGGGCATCTTCCTCGTCGGTGCCCAGGATGGTGGCGAAAGCCTGCTTCGGGGCATTGGAGCGCAGGGCGTCGATGACCTTGTTGTACCACTTCGTTTCCTTGTTGGTCAGCTGGCGGTAGCCGCGCTGGGCCAGGATAGCGGCGTCGTTGCTGTTGCGGATGTCCTCAAAATCCGCCTCGATCTGCTCGGAAAGCGCCTGGTGGAAATTCTCCCACGCCTCCCGAATCTTCGCCTCGTCGCCGGACTTCATGGCCTGCATGATGGCCTCGGCAAACTGCTTGTGGTTCTTGAACTTAATCATGTGTGTTAATCCTCCTGTTCCATGTTGATAAGGGCATTCAAAAAACCGCGCATCATTTTCTGCGCGGCATTCTGGGCATCGTCGTCCTCGTCAGGATCGTCGTCGGGATCTTCCTCGGGATCATCCTCGTCAGGATCGTCGGGGGCAGGATCGTCGGGGGCGTCGGGTTCGTCCGGTTCGGGCTTGTCAGGGTCAGGCGGATCGCCTTTGCTGCTCAACGCTTCGCGGATCAATCCGAAAAGGCTTTTCCGGGCGCTGTTCTGCGGCGTCTCGTCGCTGCCCTGTTCGCTGATCTCCGTGGCAAACCCCATCGTCACGGCGTCGGCGGGCATGATCCACGTCTCCGTGTCCATCATGGCTGCCAGTTCTTCGGCGCTGATATTCAGGCCAACGGATGTGTAAGCCTGCTTGGACAGCTCCGTCAACCGGTCGGATTCATCGGCGGCCTTGCGATGCGCGTTGGCGTCTCCACCCGCCCAGGTCTGGACATTGTGAATCCAGAGGGCGGACAGCGGGTTCATAATACGGCGCTCTCCCGCCATGAAGATGACCGACGCCGCCGAACACGCGAAGCCGTCGCAGATCGTCGTCACCTTCGCCGGGTGGTTTTTCAGCGTATTATAAACCGCGAAGCCCTCGGAAACCTCGCCGCCGTAGCTGTTGATATGGACGACGATCTCTTCCACGTCGCCTGCGGCGGCCAGCTCGTTTGCGAAGCTATAACCGCTGACGTCGTTTTCCGTCCAGCGCCACGACGTGATGTCACCAAAGACCATGATGTCAACCGTCTTTCCCGACTGCTGCATATTGTAATATTTCTTCCTCATGCGTTTTCACCCCCTTTCCCCGTGTCGGCGTCCTGCGCTGCAAGTGCAGTCTCTGCGGTCTGGAAGTTCTTGGTTATGAAGCGTGTGCGGCCAAACTCGTCATTGTATTGCGGCAGGCCGATCCTTTCACGCACTTCATCGACTTGGGCGACACCGGAAGATACCAGCTTTTCAGCGTTCGGCGCAACTTCCAGGATGTCAAGGTGCCGGACGCAGGAAGTGTCTACGCGCACATAATCACCGTTTAGCCAGGAACGATAATTGCCGGTCTTGCGCGTCAACTCTTCCGAAAACATGTCCGCCAGCGGATCAATACAGATGGTCAGGTACACATTCATGATGTCATTGATCGAAGTGATATTGCCGTACATCATCGCAGGCGGAATTTTGAAAGCCTGCGCCGTGATGTCGAAGATTTCCTTTCGCAAGCCGAAGATGTCCTCGCCGGTCGCGTTGGCATGGAAGGAGTTATTCGGCGACAAATCCGACAGGGTATAGCCCTTGAACTCGGGATAGACGGCGTTGTCATGCGTCATGAATGCTTCGAGCTGCTTCTTGATGACTTTTTCAAATTCATCGTTGAACGTCTTATCTCCGGCTTTCGTGTTCTCCATAGACAGCTTGTACTTGCGGCCCTTGTCCCGCTTGTACGCCTCCATAGCGGCTGTTAACAGCTTTGTGTAAGCGCTGGCAGCGCCGTCGATTAGGCGTTTGACCGGGACGGAATCCAGACGGAAATAAAGCGCGTCGTCGGCGCGGATGCTGTCCCGCAGCGTTCGGCCCTCCACCTGTACATTCTTGAAAACATTGTGCGAAAGTGGGTTTTCTTCGATGGTGAAGCCGTCCGCAACATAGAGACGCCGCCCGCGCTGAATAACGAGCGCCTCGCCGTTCCGGTAGTAGTTGTTAACAATCTTATTCCAGAACTGGGCGCTGTTCATGTTTGGGTTTGGCGCGATGTTGAGAGCATAATACAGCTCGTCCCTGGCTTCCTTCCCGCCCTCGAATACCTTGCACTCGCACTTTGACAGGGTATTGGCAATGTAGCTGATGGCGATGTGCAATGCCAGCTCCCGGAAGAATAACTGCGCTGCATCGTCGCCGGTAACTGTGAGCGTGGTTATCTTCGCGTTGTCTATCTTATTTCCCAACCAGTCAAAGAAATTAAAGGTAAATGCCATTTGCATCACTCCTAAAACAATAGCGGTTCCATGAACACCGTTTCCTGTTCCTCCGGTATTTCTTCCTCAATGCACATTGCGGCGACAAACGCCATGAACGGGTCGGTTTTCCGGCTCTTCGGTTCAATCTTCCCGTACTTGAAATTGTTGTTCAGCGCAGGCTCCAGCTTGGCGTTATTTGTGGCCCACCTGAAAAGCGGATCGTCTCCGACGATAAGGCGGCCTGTTGCGAAAACGGAATCAATCTTGGGCTGCACTTTCATGATGTCAGATGGACGGACAAGCCATATCTTCTTATCCTTTGCCTCGTATCCGATCTCTCCGAGCACCCGGCTCATGAGCGAATACCGGTAGTTATCAATGGCAATCTTCTTGATGTCGTACATCTGGCCCATCTGTTCTATCCATTGTGATATTAGGAATGGATGCACTTCCACATCATCAACTATGGTCAATAGGCCGCGCTGCACCATTTCACCCAGCGGCAGCTTGATTCGCTCTTTGTCCTTAGAGCGATTGCAAAACCACGAATGATGCAGACCGTAAAACACATCATCCACCCTGAACAGCAGAAAGGCGGAAACAAGGTCGGTCAGCTTTGCATAGTCAATGCCACAGATGCAGGTTTTCCCGTGCAAGTCCGGTATTTCCCGATTGGTGCGAAGGATGTTTTCCCAGCTCGTGACTTCCCTGTCCTGATTGCCTGTAGGGATGTTCATGCGTTTCGTCATGAAAGCACTGTTAACAACAGGATCAAGTTTATAATCCTGATATTCCCTCAGCATTTCGTCAAAGAGCGTCGGGAAGTATGGCAGGGATGGATTTGCCTTTGTCCACAACTTCGGATCGTGGACTTCCTTGCGGCTATCCAGTTTGCAGATGAACGGCAGGAAGCCCGCGTCCGGCATTGCTCCATTCAGAATTTCACGCGATTTGACAATGAGTTGATCCAGAACCCCGTCCCGGATGTCGCCATTGGTGGTGACGTAGGTGCGGCGGGGATGGGGCTTTTTGCCAAGACCGGTCGTGAACACATTTATGTTGTCCCAATTCACATAGGCGTGGACTTCATCGAAAAAAATAGAACCGGAGCGCAAGCCGTCTTTGCCGGCAGCGTTATTGGTTCTATACTTGATCTTCGACCGGGTTTTCCGATTGATGATTTCTGTTTTGTTCCAGTAGAAATTCTTCTTGAATTTATCCTTGAATCGCGGGGTTTCCAGTATGTCATACAATTCATCAAAGGATGTTTTTGCCTGATCCTCACTTGTGGCGCAAATATCTATGTCGTAATAGGGCACGCCGTTTGTGGGTGTAATCTGACAAAAGCCCTCGAATGACAGGAAACCGTTTTTGCCCGCGCCGCGTCCGCAGAGTATGAACAGGTCGGGCCAGCGCGGGTTGCCGTCCTTGCGGAAGATGCAGTTATGCAGAACGAAACAGAACTTTTCCCACGGCAGAAGATTGAAGGGGAAATACTGCTGATAGCGCATGTACGTCGCTATCCGTTCATAGTCCACGATCAATTCTTCTTCATCGAATACGCGCTTGACCAGCTCAACCAACTGGATTTGCTCATTACATACAGGCGTCTCTCCATTTTCAACGATGTCGATGTATTCTTGGATTTCGGCGGGAATCATCTTGATTCTCATAAATCATCATCTTCCGGGTTGGGCGGCGGCGGGATGGCGATTTTGCACCGCGACGTTACCGTCAATCCCAAATCCCGCGCTGATGATTGCGCCTGTTGAAACGCCTTGCTTTGCAAATTCTGGATTTTTCCGATGTCGTCAATTTCTCCGCGTCCGGCAATATAATAGGTTAGGGCTTTCGTGTATGCCACATACATATCATGGGCGATGATATACCGGCCCAGGCAGTCAACGTCCAACTCCGTCATAATGCCCAGGGCCAGCAGCATATCGGAGATATAATAAAACTTCCGCGCCTGTTCTTCCGATAAATAATCCGGCGCTTGAATGTCCGTAAAGGGCACATGGACTTCCCGCCGCCGTCTCTCTTCCTTTTCTTCTTCGCCCATATGCTTTTTGCCCTTCGCCTCAAGCAGGGCAAGCGGTTCGGCATGGCGTCCCATATGCTTCACCTCCATTCATGCCAAAACATATAATCTTAACCTAAAATCAGGACAAATAAGGTAAAGAAAATCCTTATTTAAATCATCAAAAAGGGGAAAATTCCCGACTTGTCGGGACCCCCTCGCCGTTGCCACGTTCCCCCTGCGGCGGGGGTATAGGGGGGTGGGGGGTAGGCCGCCGCGCCAGGCTACCAGCGCTCTTCATTCTTGAACGCGCGCGCGCCCGCGCTATGTGGAGACGACGCCCCGC